CCCGTAGCCGAAGCCGTAAGCCCACCGTCCCTCCTCATCTTCGTGCAGAAGTTCGCCTTCCTCTGTGAGCATTTCCATCCACACATCCTGGATCCAGCAGTCCTCTTCAGATACAAGTCGGACATCTCCATCCTCTCCCACTACCGGCTGACCATACTGGTCCAGGGCAATGTCGGTGTCGTCTGTTCCGGTCAGTCTCACTTTGCATACCTCCCCACGATGTAGGGAGCTATGATGCCATAAAGGAACACGACCACCACAAGCTCGCCTTTTTCACATTCCACATTAGACGCCACAGACGGGATCTCTGGGAAGTTCTTGTCTTCCTGAAGGTTCCTGTCCAGGATCTTCAGTGTGTAATAACGATCTTCCGCTTTTGTGACTACTGCCACCATTGCTCCGGGGAGGGTGGTGTGTGGGAGCTCTTTCTTCAGATAGTCTTTTATCACTGTTTTGACATAATTTTTGAGTTTATCCATCTTCTACCTCCCTGAATGTAATGTACATCTCCATCATTCCCTTGTCGTTGGATTCCACCGTTACGCTTTCAACTTCGCCTACTGCAATGAGGTTTTCATGGTTAATGTTGATATACTGGGAGTGATGGATCCACGGTACGCCGATCACTTCCGCCGTCCAGGATCCTCCACTTTTCTCCAGCTCCAGGATGTTGGAATCGTTCAGCTCGTACAGATATTCCTGTTCTGGGCGTTTTCCCCAGTAGAAAATATCGTCCCAGTAGAAGAACGGTACTTCCAGTCCCCAGGCTGCATTTACCTCCTGGATGGCATCCCGCCCGTTCTTGGAGTCAATCGTCAATGTTTTCTTGGTGTCATACAAGTCTTCGCTCAGGATATAGTCCGTAACACCACAAAGAGCAAGGATGTAGCGTATCGCTTCCTGCGGATGGCAGTCCACGAAGGTCGCTGTGATCTTTGTGTCCAGAAGTCTCCACATCCCGTCCTGGATCAGGAGCTCTGTTCCGTCGTTTTGCCAGTTTCCTCTTCCGTCGATAATGTTCTCGAAGTCTTCCTCGCTCCCCATATCTACCCGGCAGTCGCTGACATCCGCGGTGCTTACCGCCTCCAGCGCGTCCTCTGTAAAAAACACCTTGCAGGTGTCGCAGTGTGCCGCTTTGCTGCTTTTGTATTTGATATAGATGCCGTCATTCAGTTCTACAGTCTGAAGGATCAGGTGGTATTCCGGAGCTGTCAGTTTCTTGTACATTTACATCACTTCTTTTTCGTCGTCTTTTTCTTTGTAGTCTTCTTCACTACCTTCTTGGCTGCTTTCTTTGCTGTTGTCTTGTTCTTGGTATCCTTTGCAGGACTTTTACTGGTTTTCTTGGTAGTCTTCTTTTTGGCAGCTGCTTTCTTCGCTGCCGCTGCTTTTTTCTGTGCCGCTGCTTTTTCCCTGGCTTTCTGTGCCTTGGTCTTCACAACCGACACGCTCACGATCAGAGGGGCTACAAAGGACAAGGTTCCGGTAAACCAGCTCTGGTTGACATCTTCCGTGGTCGTGAACCCATTGAAGTACACTTCCGTGATGCCCCTTGCAGCACACTGTGTCTCTACGATCCTGTATTTCTTCTGCTTCTTCTGCTTTGTAGTCTTAAACAACCTCTGAATGTACTGGATCTGTTCCTTTGCTGTATAGCTGCCGTCTTCCTCGAAGTACATGGATACTTCGACTTTGGCTGCCTCGAACCCTGTGGGCTGGTTTGCTTTTGTAACCTTGCCCTTGCTGTTCTTTTTATCCTCGATCTTGCCCTCTTCCGTGATCGTTACACTCTGCACCTGGCCGGGAATTTTCTTCCCGGCTATGGTCAGATATTTCTCATCAACGTAGATCATGATGCTGTCCTCCCTATGCCGTTACTGGGTCGTTATCCCCATCCAGCTCAGAGAGCAGTTTCTTCAGCTTACGCAGATCATCAATGCTCTGAGCGTCAATATTCATTGTTACATGGTACGTCTGGTACTTCGTTCCGCCCTGTGGCTGTGCCTGCTTCGGTTCCGGCTTCGTTGTAGTCGTCTGCTGTTTCTCTGTCTTTTCCTTGGTCTGGGTAACAGTATTCTTCTCCTTAGTCGGATCAGACTGTTTCTTTCCGCCAGGGAAGAACATGGTAAACGTATTCATGACCACATTTCTCATCCGGTTCCACAGGCTGTCCAGTGGAACGATCGCTTCCTCACCGGCTTCTCCTCCAATCATCGGGCTTGTGCCGTTCATGCCGAACATGGTCGGTTTTTTCATGATCGCACCTTTCGCGTAGTAGCTGACCGAGAAGTTCGGGACGGAAGCTGTTGCTTTTCCGTTTCCTACTGTTGAGTAGGATACATTTACATGAGGCAGGGACGGTCTCGGAACCGTGATGTGGATGTTCTCGAACGCTGCCTTGATCTGGTATGCAATGCCGGACGCGGTGCTGACTGCACTGGATCCGGCGGAGCTGATACCGGAGGCAACGTTGGACATCATCTGTCTTCCCAGTTCGCTGGCTGATGATACCGCGTTCCGGAAGGCATTCATGGCGTCCGCTCCTGCTTTCTGTGCTGCTGAAGTTGTGGTTCCTGATCCGGAAGTAATTCCGGAACCGATATCTTTGATCATATTCGTGCCTACTGTGGTGGCGTTTAAGTTATCCACTGCATCCAGGGCACTCTGTCCCGCACTCTGAGCGGCACTCTGAGCACTGCCTGCATTTGCGGTGATACCGCCAGTCAAGCTCTGCATCAGGTTCGCTCCTGCGGATCCTGCTCCACTGGTATCAATGTTGAAGGCACTCATGATCTCCTGCCCTGCGCTCTGTGCCGCCGCCTGGGCGTTTCCTGCGTTCGCTGTGATACCACTGGTCACGCTCTCGATCAGGCTTGTCCCTGCCGTTCCTGCTCCGCTGGTATCAATGTTGAAGGCACTCATGATCTCCTGGCCTGCGTTCTGTGCCGTCGCCTGGGCTTCTGGTGTTCCTGTATTGATTCCATCTGTCACGCTCTGCATCAGGTTCGCTCCTGCGGATCCCGCTCCGCTGGTATCAATGTTGAAGGAACTCATAATCTCCTGGCCTGCGTTCTGTGCCGTCGCCTGGGCTTCTGGTGTTCCTGTATTGATTCCGTCTGTCACGCTCTGCATCAGGTTCGCTCCTGCGGATCCTGCTCCAGTAGTGTCAAGATTGAAGTTGTCCAGGATACTCTGTCCGGCGTTCTGAGCTTCTGCCTGTGCTGCTGGTGTCCCTGCGGTGATTCCGTCTGCCAGGGCCTGCATGGACTCTGTTCCCTTCTGTTGTAAGCTGTCAGGGTTGAAGTCAAGTGTGGAAAGTGCCTGGTTTGCGTTGTCTACTGCTGTCTCTACCTTCGGGATATCGTTCTCGATGGCCGTTGCTGTCCCTGCTACTGGTGTCGTATCCGGAACATCATCCTCTCCGAACAGCCAGCCTGTAAAGTCGTCCCACAGTCCCTTGGCTGTGTCTACCAGGCTGGAAAAGCCGCTCACAAATCCGTCCTTGATGCTGTTTACCAGGTTAGATCCTACATCCAGCCAGTCAATCGACGTCACGGCATCTACAACTCCGGAGAATAATTCCGGGATCATGCCGATCAGGGTCGGGATGGCTGAGATCAGTCCGGACAGGATCATTAAAATGATCTGAATACCGGATGTGATCAGAGACGGCAGCCCGGAGGCTATCGCCTGAAGGACCAGAGGGATCAGCTGAAGAGCCTGCGCCAGGAGCTGGGGGAGTCCGGTTGCAATTCCCTGAGCCAGCATCCCCAGGATCTGAAGACCGGCTGAAATCACAGACGGCAGGTTCTGAATGATGCCCGTCAGGATCATCTGGATCAGCGAAATCCCAGCCGATAAAAGTGCCGGGAGCCCGGTCACGATCCCCTGTACTAGCATACTCAGGATCTGAAGACCAGCTGACAGGATAGTTGGCAGATACTGTATAATTCCAGTCAAGAGCGACTGAATCAGCTGTATCCCGGCGGATAAGATCACCGGCAGCAACGTTGTGATTCCTGTATACAGGGACTGGATGATAGTCTCCCCAGCCTGCAAGATTGACGGAACCGCCTGCAAAATTCCGGACAGTAATGTCAGAAGCAGGGAAAGTCCGACACTTAACAAAGTCGGTGCTATCGTCTGGATTCCCGTGATCAGGGACTCCAGCATGGACACGCCGCCCGATATGAGGGACGGAAGCCCGGAGGCTATACCAGACACAATCTGAAGCACCAGGTTGATACCAAACTGTAGGAACTCCGGAAGCTTCTGTGCTATGGCTGTGGCTGCGGTTCCTACGAACCCGCCTACCTTGCCGAAGATATTGCTGAAGGTCGCGCCCAGCTGTTCCACGTCTCCACCGCACGCCTTAAATATGGCTATCAACGCCACGATCAGCCCTATCACCCACGTTATAGGTGACGATAGGAGTGCGCTATTGAACAGTCCGCTGGCCTTGCTCGCCAGGGTCGTGACTGTCTTCAGTGACGTCATAGCCTTGCCTAGTGTTCCGACGGTGGCAGTCACTACACCGGCCACAATCAGGAAGACGCCCAGGATCGCAACGATCTTCATAATGGTCGCGACGGTCTCCTGGTTGTTGGCTACCCAATCAGATCCTTTCTGAACCAGTCCGATCATAGCCTCCAGCCCGGTGTTGACAGCTGGAAGAAGTCCCTTTCCTAGTTCTTCCGTCACGTTGTGCATCTGCTGTTTTAGTACCTGGAACCTTTCCGCTGGTGTGCTGTTGATCGTTTCCGCCATCTTTTTCGTGGTATCTATTCCTCCATCCATAGAGGTCTGTAGGTCGTCGATACCTGTTTTCAACTGATCTGTGTTGTTGTACAGCAGGTCGATGAGGGCGATCGCTTCATCTGTTCCGAAGGCATCTTTTAATTGTTTCTTTTCAACTGCGTCAATGGTGTCGCCATACTTCCCATGTAACTGCTCCAGGATGTCCGGCATGGACAAAAGCTGGTTGTTTGCGTCCAGGAAGTTGAGCCCCAGCTTTTCGCCAGCTGACGCCGCAGTGTTCAAAAATGACTTATATTTTGTACCGGCTTCCGTTCCGCTCATGGTTGCCTGTAGCTGTCCCAGGATGGCAAGCTGTTCCTCCATCGGGACGTTGGCGTTCGTCGCGGAAGCTCCCAGCATCTTGATGGCTCCCGCCATCTCGGTACCGCTGGTCTTGTAATTCTTAACGGCCGTGGCAATTCCGGCGGAGAACATCTCTCCAAACTCCATGTCGCTGAGGTCAGAATAATAGTTCTTGTAAATACCGTAACCGGTAGCGAACAGGGAAGTCATGTCCGCAGTGGTCGCCTTGGTCGCTTTCGCTGTTAATCCGGCAAGCTCTGTGTACTGGGCCACGCCTTCATCTGTCAGAGACGCAATACCGGACTTGATATCATAAGAGGCGGATATGAAATCCGACTTCGTGGTTCCCGCCCATGTGTCTGAGAAGTTCTTTGCAGCCTTTTCCAGGGCTCCAAGATCTTCGACTCCAAGGCTGGCAACCTCGGCCAGTGCATCCTGGGTGTCAAACGTCGCTGTCACGGTACCCATGCAGGCTCCGACGATGGCGGTACCCATTCCGGTCATTGCCACGCCAGCCTTCTGCATAGTCCCGAAGGCGTCATTCATTTTCTGTACCGCAGACGGTACCCCGTCAGCAGCTCCCTGGACTTTGCTGGTCATGTTATCAACCATATCCAGTACAAGAGATACACGGAATACAGAATCCATACCCATGTTCACTCACCTCTTGCAATTCTTTCGCTATTCGTTTATAATTGCTTTAGGCAGAGGGCTGTGTGAATTTTCATGCAGCTCCTTTTTTATTCTTCAGAGAAGGCTTTCGCCACCCCCGTCTGTATATCTCCCTGTACCATCTCCCGGCAGATCTTAGCTTTTGCAAACAGCCGGTAAAGTTCCGTGATCGGAACCTGTTCCCAGTCCGTGGGAACCATCTGAGAAGGCAGATACCGGCAGATCGTCAGGACAGCCATGTCAAAAAAGCTGTCCCGGATCTCCTGCTCTGCCTCTTCTATCTGTTCATCGGCAGATCTTACAGTCTCCGTACTCTGGTTGTCTTCGATAAACCCAACATGTAGAGAAGTTTCTCACCCAGGCTGATTCCAAGTGCCGGGAATTTACTCAGTTTATCGTCCAAGTCTACACGCTGCTCCGGATGGATGTTATCCAGGCAGAAGGCTTTCATAGCCTTGCTAGAGGAGCTGCTGGCAGTCTTGGCGTAACGGTCATAGCTCGCGCTGGAAGGTTCCTTGAACAGGAAGTTCAGTTCCTCTTCCATCTCATCATCCTGGGACAGGTTGGTAGTTACAACGTAACCATGTTTCCCTTCGCAGAATTTTTCAAAAGCCTTTTTATCTTCAGATAACGGTTTCTGAGGTTCCGCTACCGTCGGAGTCATCGGAACAGCTGCCGGTCTTTCCTGTTCTTCGTGTGCACTCAGAGCTTCCACATTTCTTGCATCTGTATCGTAATACATGTTTTATTCCTCCTGTTTTGACAATTAACTTGATCAGCCGGTGATTCCGTTGATCGCAATTTCTCCGACTGCTACACCTTCCAGTTCCACAGTCAGGCTGTTATCGCCTTCCGCAACCTTCAGGCTACGTTTTGAGAATGTTACTTTTGTAAGGGTATCGGTGCAGGTTGTACATCCGGTGTCCGCATAGGATACGGTGATCTTCGGAACCACCACGTCGTAGAACTTGTTCTTCTTGTAGGATGCTTTCACGGCATCCATAAAGATATTGAAGTCCTCTCTGAGCATGGAGATCTTCACGGCGTTCTTTGCCTGGCCTGTGCCGTATCCGCGGATCCGGCCGCCCTTTCCATAGATCAGGGTCTTCTCCTTCTCATCATCATAGCTGATCTCCTTCGGTTCGATCCCCCCGCAGCCACTCATTCCGATAGTCACGGAGGACCAGTCGTAAACTTTGCCGTTTACAATCTGTTTTCTAGCCACGTCTTTCTCCTTTCCGTCTACGCGATCGCGTTGACTACATACATGTCAAGCTTCAGTTCTCTGGTGTATCCACGCGGTACGCACTGGATACGGACCGGAAGCTTTTTATCTTTGCCGCTGTTTACCATGTCCACAAGGATAGTCACGCGTCCGTCACTGATAATGTGATCCGTGTCTTTCGCGTCGTCGATCGGGACGTTCAGGTCTTCCTGGACCTGTGCATAGTAAGTTTCCGCATCCGTCTGGTCAAAGTCCTCGTTCTGATGCAAGAGAGCTCTCTTGTACACCTCGCGGGCCAGACGGTACATCACACGGACATCCTCGATGTTCGCGTAGTCGCTGGAAGCCGGTGCTGTCATGTTGGTAGCTGCCACATAGTAGCCTTCCAGTCCTTCGTATTTACGCAGGAAGATATATCTCGCAGCATCCAGCTGTTCGATGTAGTCCTCAATTCCTTCCGGTAAGAGCTTCACGATCTTGCCCTCAGCGTAGCTGATTCCATTTGTACCAGTGTAAGCCACAGAGGTGCTTTCCTTGATGGCTGCCAGGCTTCCGGTGAGTATACCTGCAAAATTGATGTCCTGCTCACGTCCGTCCATGCGGATGTATCTGATCCACTGGGACACAACCCCCACATGACGCCCCTTCACGCTTTTTGCATCCGGAGCGATTGCTTCGGCGTAGGCAGCTGCGTTCTCCGCTTCAGAAGGTCCTCTCTGCTCACAGATAAAAAAGATCGGTTTGCCCGCCTGTGTCTCCATTGCAGCTCCAAGGCTTTCCAAGGATCCCCACAGTGCCGCGGTACTGGTGCCTACCACATGGATCAGCTCCACTGTCACCATGTAGCTGCGGAACTTCTTCACAGCATCCAGGATGTCCCCATTATTCGCCGCCGGGGCTGTCGCCTCGAAGGTATAGGTATCACCGGCAACAAACTGGTTTCCTTCAGAAGCTGTGAAGGTCAGTGTCACACCTGTGTTCGGTACAGTAATAGTGCCGGACAGTGGGATGGTCTGCTCATCTCCCCAGCTCTGACCGCCGTTTTCACTGATCACGCAGGTGGCTGCGTTAGTCAGCCCGGAAGTCTCAATCTGTACGATCAGGGTGAAGTCATTTGTCGGGTTTCCGGATGCCTCAATGGTTCCCTTTCCAGTTCCCTGGTGGTCTGCTTTTGAGATCTTGCCGTGTGTGGCCTCTTTCACTGGCAGGGCGTAGATCGTAGACGCCCCGTTCTCCACTGAGTCGATGCAAGCGTCTGCAAGCGGGCTGTTTCCCAGCTTCTCGCGGATCATCTCTGCATCCATGTTCCCAGTGATCACGATAGGGCTCGCACTCTCCACAGGGCCGACGCCGACCTTGCCGAAGATCCCGGTCCCGGTTCCGCTTCCTGCCCCGCCGTTGCTGTCATGTAAATTCAGTTCAACGTTTGATAACATTATTTCCTCCCATCTGCCGGTCCGCCAGTAAACAGCTCCACGGCTTCATCGTATTCGCTTTCGCTTACGCTTTTTCCGCAGCCCCAGCCTTCCAGGATCATAGTCCCCTTCAGAATCTCATCTGCGGTTTTCTTTTCTTTCGCCCATTCTTCAATGGTCTTCATTTCATTGCTGTCCATCTTCATCCTTTCCCGTGGTCAGTTCCATCTCCGTGCCCTCCGGGCTGGTCCATGCTGCCACGTCTTTGTAGATTCCATATTTGCATACAACTTTTATCTGGACGGCCATCTTAGCCTTCATCACACAATCGTCTTCATCTACCCAGTCAGTCTCCACCGGAGTGACATCCACCCAATTCCCGCCATCATCATAGAAGCCTCTTTCCAGGTTTGAGAGGAATCCTTCCAGAAGCTCCTCCAGCTTTTCCTCATCCGCTGCGGCCAGAACCACATTGTAGGCGGTCTCGCAGGTGTACAGCTTCCGCCGTATGAGGGAAGCACCCTGCTGGTCTTTGAATGTTTTTTTAGATGTCGCTCGTACCGGTGTGTCGCTGATCCGCAGAACTGCGCCGTATTGTGTGCCCGCAGCGTGTTTCAGCTGCTTTAGGCTGGTGTATATGCTCTTCGTCAGGCCTCCAGCTTTCAGTGCAGCCTCCAGGAACGCCTTCTTCGTCATGCTTCTGATAACGCCTCCTCTACAAGACTCTTGATCTCCTGCCTGTCTTCATCCGATATACCCAAGAACGGGCGTGCCGGTATGTTGACAGTAACCTGTTTCTTGCGGATCGTGCGTCCGTGGTACTCAAAAGCAAGATAGGGCTTGTTCTTCGCCCGGATCACGCGTCCGGATGCTCCGAACTGGTGGGTGGCTGCATATACCAGGTTTGTGCCGACTTCGGCACCTTCTTCGGTCGCTCTGGCGTTGATGGAGCCTTTCAGCTGTCCTGTCATTGTCAGGGTCAGTCCGCCTTTTTCCGATGCCCGGATGGACTTGTTCCATGCAGCCCCTTCCGGGCTCTTTTCGCCTTCAAATCTTTCGATCGTCCCGCTCCGCAAAGCCTCCGCGATCGCATTATTGATCCCAGCCTTGTCGATGGTACTCAGCCGGGACAGCTTCTCCGCAAGCTCTGGGAGTTCTCCTTCCATGCTGGCTCTAATTGATGACATGTGTGGTTAATATCCTTTCATGGTCTCCCTGGAAAACAGCCGTTCATTTGCCTGGTACCGGAAGCCGTCGTTCGCTGTGGCTGTTCCGGATCCGTCTGCTGTATCCTGCCCGGTATCAATGTTCGCCAGGCCTTTGGCTACATTCGTCAGGAACGTGATAGCGTTCTTGTAACGGATGTATATGGTGTTCTCCCTGTCGTCTTCATCTATTCCGGTCCTGCTTGCCAGATTGTAGACAGCGATATCCTTCGCCAGTTTGCTGACGATCGGCGGCACCGGCTCCAGAAACGGAACCTTGTACCGCTTGGATACCCAGCCGTCGATCTCGGCACAGGCGTCAGAGATGGCTTCCTCGGTGCAGGCAGTGATCTTCTCTGTTCTTTCCTGTTCATCCTCGATCAGATCCGATCCCAGGATTGCGTCAATCATATCGTCTCGGATCTTTCCAAGAACTTCGGCCGTGGTGCAGTACATCAGCCTAAACCGGTTGTTTTTCCGGTGCTGCCATATGCCATCTGCCAGAAGCCAAAGCCTGCATTGTCGCGGCAGTCACAGCCGTACAGGTATTCCTTCTGTAAAAACACATTCAGATCAGTGTCCTTTGTGAGCATGTCGAACTTGATCTTCTTGCGGATCTGGAGGATGATCGGCTTCAGGAACTTCTTAGTGCACAGGAGGAACCATGCGTCCTCATTGTCTCCAGACAGCTCAGTGGCAACCTTGATCTTTGCCAGGTTCTGGGTGATGTTGGTAGTGCCGTCGATCAGGGAAGCTTCCAGGATCTTCTTGGCTACCATCTCGTTTTTCGGAGATACGACCAGGAGATCCGGCACCAGCTTCAACGGTTTGTTCTTGTCGCCGGTAATGCTCATCATGGCCTGTCTGGCAGCCAGGAAGCTCTCAGTGCTCAGTGCTGCTGTAGAAGTGTTTGAGAAAGTCTTTTCACCGGATACATGGTCTGCGGCAAAGAAAGTCTTCTCATCGTAGCATTTTTCGGTGAATCCTTTTGTCAGCATCTCAAAAACCAGGTCATTGTAATGCTCTCCGGCTTCCTGTCCCATCATGCTGAACATCGGGGTATAGATGCCATACTGGTCATCCTCGATAGCATCTCTATTGATGCCGATAGTTCGCTCGAAGCTCTTATTCTTGATGGTGTATCCGTACTCACTGATGTGCTGGACTTCTCTGTCTCCGATCCACTCCTTCATTCCGGGGATCTGTCCGAGCCATGCGTAGTCGTTTGCGGCAGTGCTGGAAGAGGTCACGGTTGCAATATCCTTGTAGTCCGGGCTCACCTCTGACAGTGCCTTGTTAAATGCTGCGGAATAGCCTGTAGTCAGGCCGTGCAGGTTAGACTGGTTAATAATCATCTTCTATGTCCTCCTTATTTCATCTCGACGGTAACGCCGTCCGGATCCACCGCGATAATGGTACCGGCTGCACTCGCCCCGGTGGAAGTGATTGTCACAGTATCAGCTCCTGCGATATAGCAGGTCTTCAGAAGGTCTGTGCTCTTGATGCTTCCGTCATTGTTCCACACAAAGGTCCCGCGCTGTACTCTGACATTCACCGCTCCGGCAGCTCCGCCGGTATTGTCAGAACCTACTACGACCATTCCAGCTTTCACAAGTCCTTCCGCTTTCTTTCCGGTTACTGCATAGCCGGACGCGTTGATAGCCGCGATCGTGCATTCCTTCATGTTTTCCCCGGCGGCTACCGGGATATTCAATGTGGTACTTCCCAGCACCTGGTTCCCTGTTCTTTTCACAGTGTTACCTCCTTATTCCCATACTTTTTCGCGTCTTCCGCGCTGATTCCCAGATTCTTCAGAATCGCCATTGTGTTGGTATCCAGCTTCTCACCTTCCGGGGCGTCCTTCAGTCCGATCTCGCCCATCGGTACCGCCGGTCCCGCCAGCTCCAGGAACTTCTTGAAGCCTTCCGTGTCTTTTAATGCGTAAGATCTCGCCCATTCCTTCTGTGCTGCTGTGATCTTGCCATCCTTCAGGGCGGTCTGTACCAGGGTGTTAGTCTCACGCTCCTTTGCAGCCTCTTCCAGCTGCCGGACGCGGAGGGCAAGCTGCTGATCCCCGTTCTTCAGTCCTACGATCTTGGCACTCACCTCCGCTGTGGAAGCTGTGTCCGGAAGATCCAGGAGTCCCAGGATGGTGCTGTTTGCTACAACCTCGGCAGGTGGAGCCGCCGGAGGTGTTTCCGGTGCCCCGGCTGCTTCCGCTGCTTTTTTCACAGCTTTCAGGATGTCTTCCTCGGTGGCGTCTTCCGCCAGCCCTAAAACCTCGATCAGTTTCTTCAGATCCATTGTGTTTTCTCCTTTCGTCAGCCCGTTGTCCTTGCACATGGCAGGCATTCCGTCGATAGCCGGGCTGTTGGTCAATGCTACCGACGATACAGCAGATACTCGTCTGTCTTTCCGCACCATGATGGTCGGGGACAGGTAGCGGTATTCCCTGTTTTTCAGGTATTCCTTCGCTTTTGGTGTCCACTGTACCTTTCCGATGATGGCGTCCGTGCCTTTTCTCAGCTCGGTGATCCATCCGCTGGCCGGTGCCTGGACGTTCAGCAAGGTCTGGTGTTCATAGTCCACTACCAGGTCGATCTTGCGGTCCCTGAAGGACTTCAGGATCATGTCTACGCTGGCGTCATCCACCAGGAAGGTCCCTTTTGTGGACTTCACCTCTCCAAGAGGGAGGATCTTGATCTCTTCCGGGGATCCGGAGAGGTCGATCGTGCCCGCCTGAAGGGCTATCAAAGTTTCCATTGTCTCTCTCACCTCTTCTGTGCCGTCTGTAATAGCGTTATAACGCGTCATAACGCTATTTTCTCGGCAAACTGGAGCAATTCCCCACCTATTACAGAAAATGGCTTAAAAATCGCTCAGATTGATTCCTGCTTTCTTTCCCGGAAAATCTTCCGGAGGGGCTTGTCTATGTTTGACAGGTCTGGCTTATAGGTCGTCTTTGCCGGGTTATTGGAAAAGCCCTTGTCTGGGTTGATCATAAGGATCTCGCCGGTGTCATAGTCCACAGTCCTGGGAGGGTTCTGCCTTACCTCCAGTCCCATCTGCTCCACCTGTCTCTTGGACAAGCTCCTTACCATGCACCGGCACCGGAACCCGTTAGGTGGGTACCAGATGTCCCACACGGGATCATCCGCCCTGTACACGGCGTCGTGCATGATGGCGTGGCTCTCACGGACTTTTCCGTCCGCTGCTGTCTTGTACTGCCAGTAGGGGCGGAGCCGCAGGGTCTCCGGAGATGTCATGCTCTGGTAGTGACCGGCATTGTACGCGGTCTGGATATTCGTCCTGAAGATCGTGTCACTCTTCCAGGGGTTCATGGCTTCGTATCCGCGATCCGACAGAAAAGCGTTCATTTCCTTCAGGAAGTCGTCCTTTGTCTTTCCCTGCTCCACTGCATCCGCAAGCGCGTCAGAGAACTCCTGGAGGACTTCCAATGCCGTGTACCCGGATACGGTGAAGGCTTTCGCCCTTGCCTCATCATCCAGCTTCATGTACACATCTTTGGGGAGTGCCTTTCTTCCCCTCAGGAATTTGACAGCTTTTTTGAAAATAAAGTCTTTAAAACTTCCATACAGGGCTTCGCTCATTCCTGTGTCCTCCCGATCACGCTGGACAGGTAGATGGTCTGATGGAGGAGGTCTTCCAGCTCCGGGGACTCCATATCCTCGTACAGGGCTTTCAGTTTCTCCTCATCCTTCAGGAACTCCTGCAAGTCTCCCAGATCCCCGTCAAAGTGTTCCACAAGGGTCTTCAAAGGCTTTACCATCTGTTCCATCAGTCTGGCTGCCAGCTGGTTGGACAGATCCGTCATATCATCCAGCTGGATCTGCTCCGGCGTCAATGCTTCAGAATCATCCTTCAGCTGTTCCGGATCCACGCCATCATCCTGGCTGCCATCCAGCAGGTGGGTCCTTGCCACCATGTTCGGCTGGAGGGTTTCTTCCCCCTCTTCCGGCTCCGGGATTGAGAATCTTTTGTACACATGCGACGCCGGGACCTTCAGCCCCATGTCGCACACCAGTGTGCGGTACATGTCCACCGCTTCCTTCTGGTCTTCCTCCTCGTCGGAGTTAAACCGGATAAACGGAACGTTTGCATCTGCCCCGAAGTTGTACTCCACAAGTGGGCGGATGATGTCCCGGCGGATGGTGACTGCCAGAGCCTTGGCATCTGCCGCGGTCAGGTCATGGCGGACTTCGTTGTGGGTCTTGGACTGTGCATAGCTTCCACCGCCGCTGTCTGAGGTCAGTGTCTGTCCCAGGATCGCCTTGCTGATCTGCTCGTCGCAGTACCTGGCAAGCTGTTCGTAGATGTCTGCACTGGTGGTCTTGTTGGCTTCCTTGAACTCAATCATGGTAGTCTCCGGTATGATACCGGCTGCATCAGATCCGATCCTTACGATCGCATCCAGAAGCTCCTGTTTGTCCGCTTCACTTGCTCCCGGATCGTACTTGCCGATCCGCAGGGGCATTCCGTAGACTTCACAGAAGGAAACCCAGTCCTTTACCGTGTAGTTCTTAAACAGGTACATCCAGGACACGATACGCATGATCCCCGCCCTGGACGGGTGGCCGCTCTTGGCCTTGTATCTGTGAACCACGAATTTGTTCTTCGGCAGGTGTATGCCGTTCGGGAACTGTTCGGTGCAGACCAGCATGTCGTCCGTCTCCCAGTCCCACACCAGTTTTTTCTGATGTACATACCGGATATCCTCAATCACATCGAAGCCGTCTGAGTCCACGCCCCAGATGATCTCCATGATGCTCACGCCCTTCCCGATCGCGTCCAGCAGGTCAGTCAGGATGTCATCCAGGTTCTCGATTCCAAGGAGCTGGTCCTTGATCCACTCTGCTATGGCCTTGTCCTGTTCGTCGTCCGGGGAAAAAGGCTGCACCTCCCAGTCCAGTCCCGTCACAGCCAGCTTCCTGGTCTGCATCTGGGAGAACAGGTGGGCGTCTTTCTCTTCCATCTCCTCGAACAGTTCCATCTGGCTGCGGACGTTTCCTTCGTCTGCATCCCTGAGGATGGAAGCCAGTTTCACCGGGTTCAGCCCCCGGCTCGGATAATCAGAGTAACGGTCATTGATCTCACCGGCGGCAATGGTCATGTCAACCGGTCTCAATATCCCGGTGTCTTTTTCCGGGTCAAAGGCTTCTTTCCTGCCTTTCTTTCCCTTCTTCTTTTTTGACATAATCAGTACGCTCCTTCTTCAAACTGTACCCTTCTTTTTTCTGCGGTCCGGTACTCTCCCGCCCCACTGCTCCCCCTCGCCTTGATGGATGTGTCAACCGCCATCTTTAACGCATCGGGTCCGTCGTCGTTCTTTCCCATCGGAAACTCCTTCAGCTGCTGGAGCAGTGTCTTGTGTTTCCGCGAGAATTTGATGTAGTGGTTCTTGATCATCGGCTGAAGGGACTCGATCCTCATGATCTTGTTGGAGTTAGACTGGATCTCCTCGATCGGGAGGTACACGCCTTCCTGTGCCGATTTCTGTGCCAGGACTTCCTTGAAGTACCATTGAAACTGTACGGTCTCAACGCCGAACTTCCGGAAGCTCCGGCTGTAGTCTTTTTTGTATCTCCGGCTCATGTCGATGGCGTCGTCAATGATCACATCCGGATGGCGTTTCTCGATCGACGCGTCCACTACATACATATAGCCGGTCTTCATATCTGTTGCCAGGCCTATGATGGCACTGGTATCGCTCTTTTTGTTCTTACCCAGGGACGGATCATTTGCCCCGACAAAGTAGAAACGTGGATCACTGAAGTCAATCGGCTCATCGTCGTAGAAATCGAACCATTCTTCATTGAATGTCGCATTGTCCGGGTCGATCGGGTCGTTCTGAAGCTCGGAGTTAAAGGAAGCATCTCCCTCGGATACTTTCATCTTCATGAGTTTGTAGTAGGACAGCTTTTCCTCCCACAGGACTTCTGTGCCTTTCAGCATCTCCGCTTTGTGTTCCTCAAAGAACTCGTCTGCGTGTTCCTCATGCAGCTCGTCAAAAAGGTTGATAAAAAGCTCTTCCCACTGTTCCCACAGCTGTGTGTTATCCGCGTAGGATATGACAGCCCGGTATTTCCTGCTCTTGAACTCCGGATTCTTCAGGGTGTTGGACAAAAGGGAGTCATAATGCAGGATTGTTCCCACATACATGATGTCTGTGTAGGTGTCCCCCGCCTTCATCACGGCCTTGTTGAACCAGTTCAGGAGCTTCTTCCTCTGTTCCGGTGTGTTGACGTTCTCATCGTTCTCGATATCGTCCAGGACGATAAGGTCAGGACGCCAGCTCCGGTTTTTCCTTCCTCGAAGTTTCTTTCCGGATCCTACCGCATCCACCTTGACGCCGTTGGTCGTCTTGATCGTGCCGCTCTTCCAGGTGTCTTCTCCCTTCATGCAGCCGAAGTCCTCGATGATGTCGGCATTGTCTTCCAGTTCATCCTTGATGTCTTCCAGGAATGCCTCCGCCTGGTCAGATGAGTCGGACAGGATGATCAGATAGTGTTTGTATGCGTACAGGATGGCATGAAGGGAGTCCTTGAATGTGAAGTTCGTGGACTTCGCATGTCCACGGGGAGCTGCTATGGCTCTCTTGGATCCGTCTGCCCTGGAGATCTTCTTGGCATCCATTAAAGGGTTCATCCCCTTCAGAACGCCTGACTCCCAGATGGCATCCAGCTCCGCGTGGAACTCCGGGGACTTCCTTACGAAATAGTGAGACAGATACGCCCTGCCGAAGTAGGACAGATCCACGGCAGCCAGCTTCTTCCTGAGCCCTTTCGGACCGGTCAGCTTCTCGCCACGGTCAAACCGTTCCTTTAAATCCTTCCGGTAAGCAGTTTCCTCCCGAAGGACATATTCCAGGAACAGCTCTTCCTGGTTGGTATGCCACTCTCTTTCCTGTTGTTCCTCACCATCGTCCAGCTGTGTCAGCCAGTGGTCAAAATCAATCATCCTGCATCATCCTGTCTTTTGCCTCCTGTAGGATCGTGCGGAGCTGTGCTGCCGCTTCCGGATCCTGTCGGATCAGCTTCATGATCCTGTCTTCCATCTCATAGAAGGCAAGATCTGCTTTTTTCTGCATATCCTGTTTCACACGGTCCTTGTAGACTTTTGTCCTGGACAGGCTCGCCAGGAGCCGTCCTGCTTTATCCAGTGGAAGGGCGTCGAACTCTTCTTCCGCTGTGGCGATCTTGTCGATCAGGCCGTTCACCATCATCCTGATGCCTGCTTCAGTGTAGTCGGCATCCGGATTCTTCTGTATGACCTTGACCAGCTGTTCCGTCTGTGCCTGGGCTTCCAGGAGCCTCTGGGTCGCGCTGGCTGTGCGGAGGGCGTAACGCCCGATACTGCTCTTCGATACCTCGTACCCCATGTCCTTCAGTTTCAGACTGATTGACAGGTAGGTGTTTGAGGTATCGACCAGCATCACATCCACCTGCTGGCGGATCTCCTCCGGCAGCTCATCCACTTTTCCGGATATCCTGGTCTTCTTTCTCTGTTTCCCCATACTAGATGTCCACCCCCGGATCCTCGATGGTAGCCTCTACAAGGTCAATACCCTCCTTGGTCAGCTGCACCACCGCGTCGTTCCGGTAGGCTGTGTATGAGTTGATCTTCTTGTCTGTAAATCTGACATATCCGGCAGATACCAGATAGTCCAGCAGCTTGGAGATGTCCGGGGTGTAGATCCGCCCGTCGGACATCATTGCATTTGACAGACTGCGGACAGAGGCGGAGTAGTTGAATCCTCTTGCCAGGCTCCGCATAATGAACCCGCGGTTCGATTTATTCTGACTCACCTCTGTCCTCTCCAGGTCGTCCATTGCTCTTCACCTCCATCGTGATGTTGTTCGCTATGAGGAGCCGGTCGATCTTGCGGTCGATGTCACGGAAGTTGCCGTCCATCTTGTCCATTGCCCGGAAGTAGTCCTCCCGGAGCACGAACATGGTGGCAAAGTCCCCTCTGATGTCTGCCAGTTCCCTGTCCACCCTCTTGATCTCGTTCCTGCTTTCCTCTTCTACTGCATTTATACGTCTCTGTGTCTTTTCGTCGATCTCGGCCAGCTTCTTGTTCTGCTGTTCATTAGTTGCCTGGATGTTTGACAGGTAGCTCTTCAGGAACCAGACTATGATAGTCAATGCTCCTGAGATCACCACTGTCATCACATCGGAAAATGTGATTGTGTACCCCATATGAGTACCTTACGATTTCTTGATCATCCGGTTCCACAGTTCTGCGACACGTTCCCACCCGTCCATCGAGACAAGCGACACGATAAATGACGCGATAAACGACGCAAAGACCATGAACCAGTCAATCGGTACGCTGTAATAGACCGCCATTGCCGCCATTGCTGCCGGGCAGAGGATCATGCTCGTCACGATCACTGTGATCTGTGTCGGAACACGCTTCTCCAGTCCCGGGATCTGTTTGAGTACCTGGGTCACTACGGACACCAGGAACGCCATAACCCCCACAAGCACGATCAGCTTGCTTGCCAGGGCGTACAGGGCGTCAATATTTACGCTGTTGATTAACTCCATAATTGCTCCTTTCCGGCTCTTCCATCGACAAAAAATAAGAGCATAGCTGTAAGCTATGCTCTTATCCTATACTCTTATGAAATAACCTTTTAGGGTAAATATTTAAGTGCTTTTTTGCTCATTTTCCATGTCAAAAATGCTCATCTGTCCGATCATTGGCTCGTCCTTCAGGATGTTGCGGATCTGTACGGTGGTGAGGTTGTACTTCTCCGCAAGCTCCTTCAGATTGTAACCATTGTATTCCTTTTTGACCCGCCGGTTCCTGGCCGGTGCCACGATGTTCTCCGGCTTCGGGAAGTACAGCTCGTCACCGCAGGCGTAAATTGACAGTTCCACGAAGGCATCCACCCCGATGATGTCCACGATCGGGCGGTAGCGGTCGGCAATGTCTTCCTCTTTCGTCTCATTGACAAGCTCCCTCATCAGTCGGTCCATCTGTCACACCTTCTTTACATAATCCAGGCAGATCCATCCGATTCCGGACTTCAGACGTCCCCATCCATTCTTTACTTCCACGATGGTATACTTCTTCTTTTCCCCGTCTTTCTCAGCAATGTGCCCGCTGGTGTCGTACTTCTTCGCCGGTCCCTTGCGGATCCACAGCCAGTCACAGGTCGTATTGATCAGGAACGGAACTTTCCATTCGTCTTCCGCCGCGGATGGCTTCGGTGTGGAGCCGGAGCCTGAGGCGTTGTACTTGGTCAGGTTCCATTTTTCGATGATGTTCACCAGTTTGGAGACGTACTTGGTGTCCGTCGCGTATCCGCCATCCTTGATGATCTGGGCTGCCTTCCTGTAGTCCTTCTCGCCTGCCAGCCCTGCGTATCTCTGTTTCTTGCCGTTGGCCGCGTTCAGAAGGTACGCGGAGTGATCGGCAATGGATTCCTCGATACAGCCGTAGCGGCGGAAGTCTGATTTCTTCATGTACTGGTTGCCGTTTGCATCCTGTTCCGGTGACTCCTTGGTGTACTTGCTGGAGCCGTCCCAGGTGGTTCCCGGCCAGGTGTTGCCGGAGAGGTTGGTCTTCATGCCGTGAAGGTTGTTCCCCGCCTGTGCCAGGTCTGTCTGTCCGTAGCCGCTTTCCAGGATACCCTGTGCCAGGGATACGCAGGCCAGGATACCGCTGGTTTTCTCATCTGCGGTGTACAGCGGTCCGACCTTCTCAATCCATTCTTTCTCGCTCAGTCCCTTCAGTGCGGATGCCTGCAAGCCTTTCGCGTTGTTGGTGTAGATGCACTTCATGTCCGGATCAAAGACGCTGTATCCCGGTTTGGTCTTGCACACCGCCAGGGCTCCCGCCTTGGTTCCTGCGAAGAGCTGGCTCTTCTCGTCGCCCTTGGTAAGGCGTACACGGTAATACTGTTCCGCCTTCGGCTGTGTGGCTGTGCTCTTCACTCCCAGACCGTCCAGGATGCCCTGCGCGATCGCCTGAGCAAAGTTTTCTTTGTGAGCTGTATAGAACTTCATATCATCCCCATCGTCGATAAAGGCAGTCTCCAGGAGAAAATACTTGGCTCCCTGCCCCTGTGCCCTGTTCAGGTTCAGAAGCCCGGTGCTGGTATCCAGAAGCCACTCCCTGAAGCCCAGAGCCACCACCCTGTCGATGATCGCCCTTGCAATAGAACGCCCTGCATTGTTCGGGTGGATGTAGCCGCCCACGCCTGTGAACTTGCCGTCCCCGTTCGGGTCTGCCTTGGCTTTCGCGTTGAAGTGGATCTCAACAGTCATGTCATAATCGGAGTAGGTCGGGACGTTGCCTCTCTTACTCTGAGCATAACAGTTTTTGTTCGTGTCGTACAGTGTTACGCTCATGCGGCTGCCGATCGCAGTCTTCACCAGCTTCGCCAGCTCCCTGGTGTAATTTGCTTCCTGTCCCCAGATGCTGCACGCTCCCGGGTCTCCCTCGCCGTGTCCGGCGATCAAAAATAACTTTTTCTTTGCTGCCATTTTAATCATCCTTTCTTTCCGCCCATCCATACCAGTGTCACAAGCGTGACACATACGATCAGGATGTTTATTGTACTTGGTTCTATCATGTCCTAGTCCTCCGTCTTATAGTCCAGCCCGATGGCCAGGGAACTGTCTACCGTGATACACTTCTTCAGCTCTGTGATGGTGATGTCCAGCATATCGTCCGGCAGGTACTTCCGGATCAGCTCGCCTCTCTTGATCCGGTGGATGTAGTAGAGTTCTTCTTCCCAGGAATCCTCGGTCTTGAACACGGCATTCAGGGTCTTCCGGTCTTTCTCGAACTCCCCGGTCAGCTTCTTCAGCAAAAGCTTCCGCTGCTTATCATCCGGGATGATGTGCAGCTGGTCCATCATATCCTCCAGGGACATCTCGAAGGTGTAGTCCCCGGTCGCAACCGACTTCAGCATGGTCTCGAACCCGGTGGTCAGCTTGTACTTGGTTTCCGTGGTCTCTGACACGTTCTTCTTGTATACGCCTTCCGAAAGCCACTTCTGCAAGCGGTCCGGGTTGGTGAGATCCAGCTTCTGCTTGTCTGTGACGGAAGCACTGCCTCCGTCACCGTAGAAACGGATGTACTGCTGGTTGCGGTCGTCCATGATACTCACGCCCCTGGCCTGAAGTTCCGCTTTGTACATATCAATGCTCCTGGCGGTCTGGAGGCGGAGCTTGTCCAGCTGTACCAGGGCATCCACCAGCTGTCCGCTGGTCTGTGTTTTCAGATCAATCTTCATTGCCTTCTCCTTTCTGCTCCTGTGCCTTTTCAAGGCAGGAGACGCAGATCCCCTTTCCTTTCAGCTTCAGGACACCCTCATCCGTTCCGCAGAACGCGCACCGGATCTCCCTGGGACGCAGGATCAACGCCCCATCTTTCTCCTCCAGTTCAATCACATCCTTGGGCTGGAGCCCCATGCTCCGGCGCATCTGTACCGGGATGTTGACTGCCCCGTGGGTAGACATTTTCTTCTGCACCATGTTTGTGCTCCTTTCTGCTGGCTACTCTTCCAGCGTTTCCTTCAGGTACTCATACAGCTCACCGGTGGTGTACCGGTCCCGCCCTTCTTCCTTGAGCTTCGCTGTGAACTCCTGCATCTTCATAGCTACTTGCAGCACCTTAGCCGCCCCGATTGCTTCCGGATGGACATTACCCTTATGGTCAACCCGTCCCATCACCCAGGAGACTGCCCTGGTAAGATAGATCCAGGAGTTTCCCTCTTCCGGCTCATTCCACTTGTTTTTGGTATTCTCTATGTAGTCCTTGCGGTTCAGGCGTTTCTTGACCGGCGGGATCACGCCTTTCTCTCTCAGTTCCTTCCGGATCTGTTTCATCTCTTCCTTTTCCCGCTTGGTCATTGGCTTGTATTTCTTCTTTGCCATCGTCTCTCCTTCCTTTTGTCCTCAGAAACCTATTCATCCCACAGTTCCCTCTCTGCCTGGTCGTCCATCAGCTTCTGCATAGCTGCCAGATGGATGTCCAGCATGGCGTCCTTCACGTCGTCCAGGCTTCTGCCCTGTTTCAGAGCCATCTCGCCCGCCAGGATCTGCATGACCCCGCAGGTGGTAGCAAGGTCTTCCAGGACGATCACTTCACCCTCGGCATCTATGCCGATCTTGCCGTTCTTCGCCCGAATCGTAACCCGAAAATCATTCACTGCTCGCCGCCTCCTGTCTCTCGATCATCTTCTTCAGTGCCTCGATCAGGTTGCTGCACTGTTCATAATTCAGCCACTCGACCCGTTCCACCTTGAACATCCGGCGGATAAACCCGGAGAGCCGCTTCGGGTTGTCGTCCCAGCCCAGCTCCTTGGTCAGCATGTAGATCTTGCGTCTCTGGTTGTCCGTGGCGTTTCCGGTCATGCCGACCGGTCTCTTCCTCTTCCCGGATGCTGACTCCTTCATCTGTCCCAGGACGTAAGCCACACGCCTGCGTTCCGGTTCTGTCAGCTCCTTCAGGGAATCCTTGCCGGTCTGTGCCTGCACGACCAGGTGGAGCTCTTCGCTTCCCAGCTGAAGCTCCGTGGACTTTGCGATCCCCCACAGGGTCCGGATGGTCACTTTATGCTTCGGGATCCTCTTCCCTGCCATGTTATCTCCTTCCTGCGAACCGTCTTCTGCTTTCCTGTTCGGAAATGAAATCCGGAACGCTGATCTCGCCTGTGGTGGCGGCTCCTTCGTCAATGTGGCTGGTGGCAAGCTGCAC